GAAGAAGCAGTGTTGGCTCTCGTTTGGAGCACTATTAAAGCGCCCGCCAGACCGATTGGGTAATTTAATTCTTCTGTTGCGTAAGCGCTCGTTGGTTGTTGATAGAAACCAGAATATTCACCGGTAAGGGTGTTTAGGTCAGTATTAGCAAGGCCAGCTTTTTGCTCATACATTACCCGCAAGTTCGCACGTGCTTGCTCGATAGTTCTTCCACCAGTACCACCCTGGGCTAAACCTAACGGAGACCATTGTCCAGAAGAAGAATCATAAACCCCCCAACTCCCGTTAGTATGGATTTCAAAGAAACGATCACCAGTTGGACCATACATACGAGTTGTTGATTCATTTTGACCAAAGCGGCTTAATTCATCTCTGCGGGTATGACGTATCCATTGCGGGCCAGAACTTTGGCTGTAAATGTACGAATACAATGATTTTGTATCTGAACCAACAAATAGACCGGAATATCTTTTTGTTGACACTTCTGATCTAACTATATAACCAGAAATAAGATTATCCCCGGCACTAGACGCTACTGATGGATAACCTTTCGCTGAGATGTAAATCCTGATAAATCCAATATAACCTGATGGCTCAACAGAGATATCAGTGCAGGTCATAGCAACTTCACCAAGACCAATATTGTTACCAACAACGGATTGTGCCTGGTTGCGATAATTAAGTGCGTCCGCTGCAGATTTCGCCGCGTTTGTTTCACTGGATTTAGCATTAGTTTCGCTGCTCTTTGCTGCTGCCTCGCTATTTTTCGCGTTGGTTTCTGATTTTTTGGCTGCTGTCGCGGAGTTTGCCGATGCAGTTTGTGAGGCCGCTGCCGCCTGTGCGCTGTTATCCGCATTCGTCTCAGACGTTTTTGCGGCCTTCGCGGAATTTCCTGCCGCCGTTGCCGAAGAGGCTGCACTACTGGCGCTCGAGGCTGCGCTCGTTTCTGATGATTTCGCTGCCTCTTTTGAGGCCGCCGCATCCCGGGCTGAGGTGGCAGCTTCTGACGCTTTCGTGGTCGCGGTGGATGCAGAAGTGGCTGCAGATTTTTGTGACGCTGCAGCATTCGTTTCTGACGTTTTCGCCGCACCGGCACTGGTAGCCGCCGCGCTTTTTGAGGACTCTGCAGCGGCAGCACTTTTTGATGCTTCAGTAGCCTTTGTTGATGCCGTTCCTGCGCTGGAAGACGCTGACTGAGCCGACGTCGCGGCCTGCCCGGCTGATGTGCTGGCTGCACGTGCTGAGCCTGCAGCATCAGTCGCATGGGTTCCCAGAGCACCACGCTGGCCGACTGCTCCGCACGGGTGCATTCATTCAGTGTTTCCTGCCGGATACCCAGTCTGATTCTGTCGCCGCTCCACCACGAATCTGGATTTTCCAGGCCTCAGCCTCCTTAACAGGGTCAATCCACGGCATCACTGGTCCGGAATACACCGCGGTATACAGTGAAGAACGGTCAAGATCGCGGGGTAACCTGATAACACCGGATGCCACAGCCTGTTTCAGCCATGCACGATACATCGGGCGGGTGACGGCACCAATAAACCAGTCCTGCAGGATCAGGTAGCCATCAGTAGACTCAACCAGCTCCTGACGCTGGGCGCTGTAAGTGCCGTTATAGTTGCGCGCTGTACTGGAAAAACTCAGACGACTACCAGCCGCCACTGCACGCAACTGACCATTACGAAAAGTTTCAAGATTAGGATTGGGGCGATCCGACTTCACCATTCCGATTTCTTCGCCGGGTTTCAGATCGTCGTAAATAATGCCTGGCTGAATGGTAAGCTCGCGTTCATTCTCCTTGCTGCCATTACCATCCGGTTCATAGCTCTGTCCGTCGCCTTTCCGGATGTACATCCCCAGAGCAGCGGCGATCCTTGCTGCAGTCAGCTCAGAATCTTCATACTCTTTCAGGGCACTGAGGCGGATCAGTACACCGGACAATAAAGACGTCCCGCGCATCTGGTGCAGACGGCGAACAAATTTAAGATGCAGCATTCGCTCTGCATCCACTTCTTTGGTTTCCATCTGCCGTCCGGATACAGGACGGCTTTTATACACCAGATATTTTTCGGGACGCCCCCAGTCATCAACAAACACGCCCTGATTCAGCCTGTTGCTCTCATCACTGGTCATGGGAATAAAGTCCGGCTCGAGCGCCTCCAGCCAGAAATGAACACCGGCAGAAGGCGTCAGGCTGTTTATGCGCCCGGAAACCATCTGGGCAAACACCTCACCATCGCGCAGCCAGGTACGCAGCATCAGACGTTCCAGCATCGGGCGGGTAAACTGCCCGGTGACTTCCGGACTGACAGACCATTCACTCCATCGGGTGCGTATCTCCGCTGCCAGGTCACGGGCAATGGCCCCATTGCGTAATACCGGATGTGGCTCGACAATAATCCCGTTTTTCCCCACCACCCGTTCTTCCAGCTTGTCAAATACACCAATGACCAGATCGTGGTTGTTATCAAGGTAACGGGCCTGCTCACGTAACGACACGGCCCCGTACTGGCTTAACTGGTCGGCAGTTCGGTTCTCCCGTCGGGCTTTGTGTGTCCGCGTCGTTTTTACGGCCTCATAAGCCTGGATCACCGCTCGGGAACGCAGCCTTGCCGCTTTCCATCCTGGTGAAAAAACGCCAATCACATCATCAAGAATTGCCATCAGAACCTCGCCAGCCGGTACCCGGGATGCCCCCGTCGTCGTGTAATCAGAGCCGCAAGGCGGCGCTCCCACTCCTGCCGCCCCTGCCGGATCTCAGATAAGTTTTCCATGGTCATCTGCTGACCATTAAAAGTGACGGATTTTCCGTCCAGCACCGCCATTTCAGCTTCCGTATAACGCTGAATCATGGCTTCAATATCATTCTGATTCATAACCATCCTCCGGAAGTCAGCCAGGGGTTAACATCGTCAGTTACTGTTTTCTTCCGTTTTTGTTTTTTAACAGGCGTGGATACCGGTTCCGGTGTGGGTGACGGTTCGGTACTGTCCGGGACACACTCCAGCCAGGTTTCCCGGCTCGCCCACTCCGGTGCATCCGGCCAGCGGATCTTTTCGTATCCATGCAGAATGACCAGAGCCTCGGCATACACCATCAGGTCAAAAGCTTCGTTGGCACCGCGACCCGGCTTACTCCATTTCCCGTCACTGCTCCGCTCTTCATACGTCAGTTCGTCGTAAAACCAGCTCCCCAGCCAGTCAGGGAAATGCACATAGCCGGGACCTGGCGAGTCACGCCATAACGCGTTATTCACCCGGTCTTTCAGGGCATCCGTCTGAAGAAGCCAGAGCGGTACATCACCTGCGGCCTGCGCCCGTCGGCCCGTTCGTCCGGTGTTATCAGGGAATGTACGGGTGATCAGTTTTGCGCGCCGGATGCTGTCGCCCTTAAACAGGTAAATACGTTTACCAAGGCCATCACGACGGCAACGACGCCAGAATTTATAGGCATTATCAGTGACCCCGTCTTCACCGCCGGAGTCCACCGCCATTGCCATCAGTCGCATTTGTTGAGAAGGATCGGAGGCCAGCGGCCAGCTTTTATGAAAAACATCCGTCAGCAGGACATCCCAGTCTTCCGGATATCCGGTCTTAAGTCAGATTTCGTAATTGCACCTGACGTGCATTGCTCAAGTTTTTTAGCCAGCACAAAACTGGCTTTTTTATAACCATTGAAAACCAGCCGTAAGTAGCCTGGTGTTGAGCCAACTTTTCCGGCCAACTCACCCTGCTGTTCTTTGGTTAAAGAGTCCCAATACGCTTTCATACAATATGTACCTCCGGTATACATATTACATGATTGAGATGAACCTTCAAGATACTTGTACCTTATCGGTACAAAGGTTTTAATTTCTTTATGAAAACAGTCCATGACATCCGGCGGTCTAACGCCAGAAAACTGAGAGATGGTGTTGGCGGGAATTCTTCCTTTGCCACCATGATTGATCGCGAGCCAACCCAGACCAGCAGGTTTATGGGAGATGGTGCAACTAAAAATATCGGTGACAGCATGGCACGGCACATCGAAAAATGTTTCGACCTGCCTGTCGGATGGCTTGATCAAGAACACCAGACAACGAACATCACAAAAAAACCTGACGTTTCAATCACTAACAAACAAATAACGTTAGTCCCTGTCATATCATGGGTACAGGCCGGAGCATGGAAAGAAGTTGGCTATTCTGAGGTTGATTTGAGCACAGCAGAAACTT